ATAAAATTGCAGAAGAACTGTTTAATAAGATTCGTGGTAGATATCCATCAATTACTATTGGTGATGAAAGTTCAACTATCACTAATGTACCAACTAAAGCACGATTTTTTGATTTTGATTTCAAAGAAGGTGTAAAAGTAAATGTTACATTAGACGAAAAAAGTATTACTATACTTTATAACAACGATCTTATTGAAGGAGAGTCTGATACTATTAAAAGTAGTTGGTACAATTTTATGAAAGAAATGAGAACATTTGCTAAAAAGCGTATGTTGAACTTCGATACAAGAAATATTACAAAAACAAATTTAGATAAAAGAGATTATCAATATCTATCACAAAACAGACCCGGAGAAGAAACAATGAGTGAAAGTAAAATGTACGGAACTTCTAAAACAAGTTTCCAAGATATTGGCAATGCAAAGATGATTGTCAAGCATAGAGGACCTGTAGACTTTGAAAACCCTGCAGGCAGAACACAACAAATTGACAGCATTTATATTGAAAGTGCTGAAGGCGAAAGATTTAAATATCCGTTCAGACACTTAAATGGTGCAAGAGCAATGGCTACACACGTAAGCGAAGGCGGCAATCAGTACGACTCATTTGGAAAACACATCGTTTCACTCAGCGAAGAACTTTCTAAATTACGTACATTTAAAACTTATATGAATCGTTCAGCAGTAATGGCAGAGGGTCTTGCCGGTTACATGGACATTGTGAATACAAGAATTGATACTATCAAAGAAACAGTCTTTAAATTACAAAGACCAACACACTACAAAGAAGCATTTGAATCATTTGAAGAAACAGTGATGGAAGAAGTACCAGAAGATGTTTCATCTAACTGGATTGATGAATTAACTATTCGTCAGTTCAACGAAGAACTAAAAAGTGTGTTCCCTTACATTTATAATCTTGTTAAAGAAAACACAAAGCCTACAGAAATTGGTCCAGAAGATTTGTTAGGCGAGTTTGACGGTCCAGACGAAACAGAAGATGGTGGCAAGAAAGAACAACTCCAGGCATGGTATGACAAATACAGCAAGTATGAAGGAACAAATGATTCAAATCTTGTGAATGGCATGATCAAAGCATGGACAGACTCAGGTATACTATCTGATGCTTATGAAGATGGTGAATGGTCTGATTATTTGAAAAAAGTAGGCAAAGAATCTGATGAACTTTCTGATGAAGAGCATGATGCTTTCCTTTCACCAGAAAATGCACCCATATCATATGCTATGAAAGCAGACCTCACAAAGATCATGGGCGAATGGGATGGCGAAGAAACCATGAACAAAGTTGAGAAGATTTTAGGTTTAGATGAAGGCATGAACATGGAAGATGAGTATGCTTCACACTTAGACAATATAGTTGCTACATCAAAACACGAGCAAGGTCCGGTCCAAGAAGACGACGAAGGCAAAGACAGAGACAGTGTTAAACCTGAAATGGTTAAAAAGGTAGCAGAAAAAATCAAAGCAGAATATGTAGACGAGTTAAAAACATATAACGATAGATATGAAGATGTAGTACAACAACTAAAAAGTTCTGGCATCACTGATCCAAAAGAGATTGAAAGAGAAATCGACGACATGGATGACGATATCTTAAGTTACTATTATCCAGGAGATATCAAAGGCAAAATTGAATTAATGAATTCTGTCTTAAACTTAGGCCCAGACGCTGACGGACATGACATTGTGGACATGGTACATAATAATAGCGGACTGGATACATCTCCAGCAGAAGAAATTGCAGATCAATTCCAAAACGAACTTAAAAAAGCAGATCCTGAAACATTCAAAAAATTGTATGGAAACACACAAACAATAAGCGATGTTGAATCGACACAAAATGAAGGCAACGAGTTTGCACAAAAAGTACGTGCTCTAAAAGCCAAAGGTGCTAAGCCAGGAACCAAATTTAAAACATCAGACGGTGAAGAACATACACTTGAAGATGCTATTAGATTAGCAGGACTACAAGTTGAAGACTTTTGGTCAGAAGAAGAACTAATGGCAGAAAAAGGCGCAGATGACGACACCATGGATGTCAAAATTGACAAAGACGGTGCGTTATCAAAAGCAGATGCTCCGGACAAGTTACACGATAAAGAAGAAGAATTACCTTTAGATGAGTTTATCAAAGGACACTTTGATTATACTACTAATCAATTCCCTAAAGGTGAAACTGCGGTAATGACAGCAGTTGAAAAGAAGTATGGTGATGAAGCAATGAGAGATGCTATGACCATTATGAAGGAATTGGTTACAAATCAAGATGAAGAGATGGCAAGAATCAAAACTTTAGCAGGTTTGGCTCACTAAGTCACTTTTTTGACAAAGTTTCACTTGACTTTATAAGTAAGTTTGTGTATAGTGTATATTATGTGCTAAACACAATCAAGGCACACAACACGCCAAAGGCAATTATATAGGAGGCTTAAATTATGGCAACATTAGCAGAAATTCGTGCTAAACTTAAAGATCAAGAATCACGCACAGGTGGTTCTACTCAATCAAGCGGCGGCGACAACGCAATTTACCCATTTTGGAATCTAAAGGAAGGCGAACAGTCTACTGTACGTTTCTTACCTGACGGTGACAAAAGTGCAGACTTCTTTTGGAAAGAACGTCTAATGATTAAACTACCATTTGCAGGTATTAAGGGTGAGACAGATTCACGTCCAGTACAAGTACAAATTCCTTGTATGGAAATGTATGGTGAATCATGTGCTATTCTTAATGAAGTACGTGGTTGGTTTAAAGACCCAACTTTAGAAGATATGGGTCGTAAGTATTGGAAGAAACGTTCATACATTTTCCAAGGGTTTGTAACTGAAAACGGACTTAAAGAAGATTCACTTCCAGAAAATCCAATCCGTAGATTTATTATTGGACCACAAATTTTCCAATTAATTAAATCTGCTCTACTTGATCCGGATATGGAAGAACTACCAACAGACTACACAGCAGGTGTAGACTTTAGAATTGTAAAAACTTCTAAAGGTGGATACGCAGACTATTCAACTTCAAATTGGGCACGTAGAGAGCGTCCATTAAGTGAAGATGAAAAGGCGGCAGTTGAAAAGCATGGCTTGTTTAACTTAAATGACTTCTTACCTAAGAAGCCTTCAGAAGTTGAAGTAAAGGTTATGCAAGAGATGTTCCAATCATCTGTTGATGGTGAAGCATATGATCCAGAGCGTTTTGGTCAATATTTCCGTCCAGCGGGAATGGCGGCAAGAACTGGTGATCCAAATGTAGCGGCAAGTGCAAACGCAACTGCTACAAGTCAATCAGCACCTGTAGCGCCTGCTCCAGTAGTTGAAGCAGTAGCAACAGCACCAGTAGTAGAGGCAGAAGCACCTAAGACTGAAAACAAGGCGGAAGACATTCTTGCAATGATCCGTTCACGTCAAAACTAATAGCAGTACAGTGTGTGGGGGCAACCCCACACATTATCTGAATAAGGAGATAATATGGCTAATAAAGCATTTGACGTTTCCAAGTTTCGTAAAAACTTGACTAAATCAATTACGGGTATGAGTGCAGGATTTAACGATCCGACTGATTGGATTAGTACAGGAAATTATGCACTCAACTATCTTGTAAGTGGTGACTTTCACAAGGGTGTTCCTCTTGGTAAGGTAACTGTATTTGCAGGTGAATCTGGTGCAGGTAAAAGTTATATCTGTGCAGGAAATATTGTTAAGGCGGCACAGGATCAAGGTATCTTTGTAGTATTAATTGATTCTGAAAATGCACTTGACGAACAATGGTTACAGGCTCTTGATGTAGATACATCAGAAGCAAAACTATTAAAACTTAATATGAGCATGATTGATGATGTTGCTAAAACAGTATCAACATTCATGGATGATTACAAAGCAATGGCTGAAGAAGATAGACCTAAAGTGTTGTTTGTAATTGACTCATTAGGTATGTTGTTAACACCAACAGATGTTGATCAGTTTAACAAAGGTGATATGAAGGGTGATATGGGTCGTAAGCCTAAAGCACTTACATCACTTGTACGTAACTGTGTTAATATGTTTGGTTCACACAATGTAGGACTTGTAGCAACCAATCACACTTATGCATCGCAGGATATGTTTGATCCAGATGATAAGATTAGTGGTGGACAAGGATTTATCTATGCATCTTCAATTGTTGTAGCAATGAAAAAACTAAAACTAAAAGAAGATGAAGATGGTAATAAAATTAGCGAAGTACGTGGAATTAGAGCAGGTTGTAAAGTAATGAAAACTCGTTATGCAAAACCGTTCGAAGGCGTACAAGTTAAAATTCCTTATGAAACAGGAATGAATCCATACAGTGGACTTGTTGATCTTTTTGAGAAAAAAGGTATGCTTGTTAAAGATGGTAATAGACTTAAATACGTTTCTTCAACAGGAGAAGAAATTAAAGAATATCGTAAAGCCTGGGAAGCAGGTGGCGATCTTCTTGATAAAGTCATGAAAGACTTTAACAACTTAACATCTGAGGTAACTACAGATGAAGTTGAAGAACCTGTTAAAGAGGTAATTACTGAGGAGTAAAAAAGAGTATGGACAGTTCACAAGTTGTAGATACATGGAATCTTTTTAAAGAACACATTGATAAGAAACACCTTGACACAGTTGCAGAAAGATTTGTTGATCTTTTGGCAGACTATGGAACAAGTGATGAAGCAATGAAAGATTCTTTAGGTGTTTGTGATTATCTTGATTCTGCAATCAATTACTATCTTGATATTGACGATGAAATGGTTGCCGATGACGATGATTGGGATTGATCATGTGGTATAGCAAAATATCAAAAGATATTAGCAAAATACCAGACGCTTTACAATACTATGAAGACGAACTGGTTGAAGCGAAAAAAGAATGTCGTATCTACGGCAACATCGAGAAGGCCGCGGCAAGTATGCCCGGTCTTGTTGAACATCGCTTCAACCAACTTCAAGAACTTGAGGCTATACTTGAGTATCTCAATATTGAATTACGCAGATTAAAAAGTTCATTCTTTCGTAAGTATCTTGAAAACTATCAAAGAGCATTAAGCAGTCGAGATGTAGAAAAGTATGTTGACGGCGAAG